CAGCTTCTAAAGGCACATTTTTAAATGTAGATTGAGGTAATAACCTATTACCGCCTATCCTAGTTCCAGTAGTCATTGCCCTTGTTTCAAATGCTCTATTGCATTTACCGCATCTACTTGGAACGCTTGTGCTGTAGGTCATCTTTCTTCCAGCTAGTTGAGAACCGCCTACGTCTCTTATAGTAACCCAATCTACCCAATCATCTCCTAAGAAATACGCAATGTCAGCTATTCTAGTTCTAGTCATTGCTTTGTAGTTTTTCTTTCCTTTTTTAGCTTTGCTATAAGGCTCATTAACTCCGTCATCGAAATTATAGCGTATATGTTGCCTCTTGATTCCTTTACTAACTGAAGGTGTGATTCCCCCATTGCTTCCGAAGGTTTCAGCCATGATGCTATCCTTTTTCTTACTTTACACTGTACTGTGTAGTTTTCTATTACCATATCAACTTCTGGGTCTAGTCCTAAAGACCTACCATCAGACCCCCAAGCTCTTTTAGATTCTAATCCGTATTCCTTAGCTAGGTTTACGCATTCTCTTTCAAACCTATTTCCTTTTGCTTTGCTTTTTGACGGCACGTTTTCTACTCCTCTTCTTTTTCTTTTTGAACGGGCTTTCTAGGAACTTTTCCATCCCCTTTGCTACTTTGTTTAAGAAGTCCATCTATTTTATCCTCCATGAATTTAGTATACTCTTTTGTGTCTCCTTTCATATCTAAGTAATTATATAGAAACTCTCCAAGCATATCTAGTGTTTTTTTATTTGCTAAAGACATATTAGTTACTTGCTCTATCATAGCTAAGATATCTTTTTTTGTTATACTTTTTTTTCTTTTCATATTTTATTATAGTAAAAGGGAGAAATTTGAAACGGTGCCAACCTATTTACAAAATATATTTATCATCCTCAAAAATCGTCTAGTTATACTAACTTCAATTCGTTTTTTTTGATTATTATAAACTTCTCCCTTTACTAATCCTTTATTTTATTCCTCTGCTATGTCTTTAATAAGATGTAGCATGTCATCAATTAGTCTATTTACTTTACATTCTATTCTGTGTACTCTCCATAACATGCTCAGGTTTAATACTAAAACCATTAACATTGTAAATTCCCAATATGGAAAATACTCTACACTAAATAGTGCTTCCCAATAGTATCTCATCTACTGCTCCTTTTCTTTTTTTTTCTTAGCACAGTCATCACAGACTCCGCTTTTATTCATTGTCGGTTTATCGCAACCATGACACATAAATGGTGTTGGCATATCTAATCCTTTGGGTGTTTTAGAAGAAAGCACAAAAGGAGAATTTAAACAAGCATCCTTCAAGGTACACCCAAACCTATGAGGGCTAGTCAGACTCTCATATAGGGTTTAAATTTTTGGGGTGTTTAAGGTACACCCCTTAACCTTACCTTAACTACTTAGTAGTTAAAGAGTATTTTGCATATCCTTTAGTATTATCAGTACTAATATTCATACCGAATGTGGTACGCAACACATGGATTACAGCCGCTAATCTATAGATTCCAAAGCGACTAATAGCTGTCTTAGCTGTAAGTTTCTTTCCAGAAAATAGGAAGTCTCTTACTTTTGCTACTTGTGATTTTCTTTTTCGTGCCATGTTGGCTCCTTATCGTATTTGTTTCTTAGCTTTTTTATTAATAGATAGTCTTCTCTTTCATTAAGTTCGTAAATGCTTCTTTCTTTATATATAGGCTTACCTATATCCATCATATGTCGTAACCCATCATACCATCCGAACTTAGTAGTAAAAGCATGTTCTATCTCATTCCACTTTTTTATTGTCATTAGGTGTACCTCCGTACTCTGAGTGCAATCTACTAGGGTACAGTTCTTCTTCATCTGCTGTCATACCTTCTGATGTATTTATCTCCGCTATTCTATCATATTCTTTAATCAACTTAGTCTTCAAAGTATCTGCTTCGTTTGCATAATCAGAGGTGAAATAATGAAGGTAACAATCTAGTGCCCTAATAATTGTGTCGTATTCGCTATTCGTTATTTTCATTTAGAATGGCACGTCTGATGTGTCTCTCTTACCATTACTCCAAGAATAAACACCTATCACTTTAGGAGAAGTGACCTCCTCACCATCTCTATTCGTCCATTTCTCATGCTTAATCCGTACAATAGCCGGCATCCCTTCACAATTAGATGGTGTTAGTACAGGTAAAGCGTACAGAGTCTTTCCATCTACTTCTTTCTCTTCTGGCTTTATACCTAACGCTTCACACAGTTCTTTAAACTCTCTGTTCCCACCAGAGTTTGGTTTTAGGTTAGTTTGAGTAGGGTTCTTAAATCTAAAGAAACCTTTAGACCTAATATCTTTATCTACAAACATAGTTCCACTATGTTCTCCAAATGTTTTATCAGAGTTTTCACTTGCTAGTTTAAAGATTACATTGTATATGTCTGCAAGATGTTTACCTCTAATTACCACATCTTCTTTAACGGTGTATTCTTTAACATGAGCGTAAAACTCACCTTCTGGTACTATAACATTAGGTTTGTCTTCAGTTGGGTCATAGAAGGATTCACCTCCCATAACATCACCAAGTACAGCATCAATTGAATTACTCATTATTGTTATTTCCTTTCATTTCGTTTTTTATTTGTTCTATTCTAGTTACTACTTTACCTATATCACCTTTTTCTATTTCACCACTTTCAATGGTTAGTGATATCTTTTCTTTCCATTCTTCATCTAAGCCATCCATCTTTTCATATAGAAAATCTATATCTTTTTGACTTAATGAAGTGTCTTCTACACGGTTCCTATATACATCATCAGCTATATTGAGATACATATTAAATGCTTTTTTAATACAATCTGTATTAGCTGATTTTATATCGTTACCTACGTCTACAAACTCATCACTACCTCTCTTCTTCATTATTCTATGAGCCGCTGTCATATCTCCCTCTCTCCATATACCACCTTCGAACCATTTCAATCTTCCATGTACCATAAAAGCCTCACTACCTAATGTCTCTGTCTTAATAATCGTCCAAGACCATCCGGGGTAATAGGTATCAGCCATCTTCTTCATATATCCTACCTCTACATAGTCAACTCCCATCTTATTCTTAATGAAAGACCTAGGTGTATCATCCATAGATACATGTTCGTGTAGATTTCTTATTACATCGAATGCATCATTAGTTACTACTGCTCCATTACTAGAAGCCTCTTCTACTAATGATATTTTATTACTCATTTACACCTCTCTTTTTTTATACTTACTTAACATAGCTACCATTAATAACAGGTAGTTAATCATATCGCTTACTCGACCTTCAATAGGTTCTGAATACTCTTTACCATCTTTGAAAAAGTTTCTAAGGCTAGATATATGCTTATTAAGGTATACAGATAATACCTGCATAGGAGTTAACCCTAGTTCTTTTCCAATATTCTCAAAGTTCCATAGTATATTGTCGTTATGATTACCTTCTGTGTATTCTATTCTTTTTTCATCTGATAATTTTAATGTCTCAGCTATGAACTTATCTCTTAGTTTCTTATACTCTTTAGCTGTCATTCCATTCCTCTCTTAGTCTAATACCTACTCCTTCGCACCAAGTGTCTATTATTCTTTCTAGTATCTCTTGAGAATATCCACCTTCTTCTTTTAACTCTTCTGCTATTTGCTTTAATATAACATCTAACTTATTACACTCTTCTTCAAAGACATTGTCAAATACTATATCATTTTCATTTATCATGCTTCAGCTCCTTCGTCTCTAATAATAAGAGATAGTAACTCTCCATCGTCTTTAGCAACTTTCTCAGCTCTCTTCATTCCTTTTGTAAAATTAGGAAGTTCTTCTTCTTGGTTAGCTACTACAAACATAAGGTTCATTAAAGCCATTTCTAATTGCTCTAGTCTAAACTCTATATGCTTTATCTTACTAGGTTTATTCTTCATTTGGAGTCCTTTTTAGTAGGTTTCTATACTTCACATTAACTACAACTCCATTTCTATTCATACCTCTGTTGATGTTATTGCAGTATCTTTCAGCTTCTTCTTTATCTTCAAAGATTCTATGTGGATATCTACTATTGATTACATTAGAGAAAGCACCTCCTCTAATCATCCACCAAGTAGTACCTTCCTTTTCTTCTTTGATTGTCCATTTATCTTTTAACATTTTATTCTCCTTTTTCTATATTATAGGGACAAACTTCTCTTACGGGACAGTAGGATTCACACTTGTTACCACCCCATCTTTCTTCATCTGTACAAACCTCTGGTAGTTCATCATTTTGCAATGCACTTAGTAGAGCTTCTTTTTTATTTTGGTATATTGATACTAGGTTGTCATCATGTATATGAGGAACCTCTATCATATATACGTTTTTATCTAGCCCTCTCTCTCTAGCTATTTGCAAACCACCATCTCTAACAGTAGCTTGTATTACCATTGTGTCTACCTCATACCCATTCTGTTCTAATAGATATCTGTAGAAATTTAGCTGTAAACCCCAATCCCCTAAATCAATACTCTCTTTATCTCTGTAGAATATCTTTACTCTTCTAGGAGTTCCTGCTTTACCCCAACTACCACTTCTCTTGTATACTGCAGTAGGGTGTTTACCATGTCTAAATTTCATACCTAGACATTTAGCTATTTTATACGAACCAGAAAACTTGTAGTCTACAAGCATCTTTGATTTCTCATCATATAAATCTATAGTACCTGTAATACCTAATGTTTCTAGTGTTAACTCAGACTTTAGCCTATCCATACCTTCAGATGATTCTTCTAGCTTTAGATGGTGTAATGTACCAGCTAAAGAGAAAGTATTATCTTCTGGATATAAATAGTAGTCTGCTTTTCTTCTTAGGTAAGACTCACAAGTACCTTGTATTAACTCTGTAGTGGATGGTTTTCTATCTGACTCTCTATCTTTAGACATATGTAGCAATGTGGGAAGCGACATTCCCATTCTTACTACATCCACATTTCCTCTCTTCACTTCTTCTAGAGAAACCAACTCACCATCAGGGTATTTAAAACCTCTTAATGGCATGATTTTCCCCTTATATTGTATTTAAAATTTACCAAGTTATGATTAAATAAGTCAAGTACTTTTTTAATTTTCTTCTTCATTATCCTCATCTCTTAATAACTCTTCATGTTCTATTATCCTATCTACAAATACACCAGACTCTTCTAGCATACTCATTTCTTGTATTAGATAATCTTCTGCTGATAGGTTGTGGTATATATGGTTTTTATCTGTAGGTGTATATACAGAAACCTCTACTATAACCGTTTCATATTTATTTATATTCTTACTCACTTTCTCTTTCTCCTTTGAACTTATTAGCTCTCTTGTTAATATAAGCACATAGTTCTACTCCAAAAGTACTCACCATGTGTCTTATAGCAGATGTCTTAACCCACTTGTCAAACTCTTTATTTTCTAACTTAGATAACTCTATTCCTTTTATTATTATTAAGTTTAATATACTTATCCAATTAAGTATCTTAGCTTTATTAAGAGTTCCTGAATGTAGACGAAATTCTATAGAGCCGTGATAATATCTAGAGTGTATGTTAAGACCACAATATCTAGCATCATTGTACTTATCTTGTGTTGGCTCTGAGTCCATATACTCATAGTATGATTCTATTAATTCTTCTTCAGAATCTATTCTCCTCAACTCTTTATTACCTATAGGAAAGTCCCTACACCAATTAGAGCTCTGTCTAGATTTAGGCATCATTCCCTTTAGTACCTCTTCAAAATGACTATAAACTATCCCTATATGAGCAACTTCTCTAGCTGACAAATCAATAGAATTAAAATGTATATGTAAACCACAACTTCTATTAACATTTGCACCGTAAATTCTAGACCACTTAATTAACCTATCTACACTATCCATTAATAGGTCTCCATTAGCTGGATGGCTTACCATTTCTACACCATAGTAATTCTCTGGTGCATTGATAGAGCCATCACTTACATTATTCCAATGCTTAGGAGTAGACATATTAGAATTATCATGTACATAACATTCAGCTTCTATTCCAACTAATCTACGAACAGGATATACAAATGTTTCAGACTCTCTAGAATATGAAGGAATATCCTTATTTTCTATATTATATATCATATCTTCTGTATCATTAGGACAACAATGTTCGCAGTACGGCATATCACTTCTCCACATTGTATAGTCGCAATGAGTAGCCTCTGAACAACTTTCACAGTAGTTATAGTAATCATAGAAACAATCCTCGCAATAAGGATAATCGTCTCCGTAGTGGCAATCATCTAAAGCAATCGTATGGCTACAACCATCGCAACTTGTGTAGTATTCATCGAAACAAGGTTCACAAAACTCTTCACCACTAGAATCTGTATGGTGTATAATTGTATCATCCCCACAACTACAACATGTACCTAAGTCTTCTTGCTTTTTTCTATCTGGTGGCATATTAGACTCCTATATTTGTAGCTTGTATTATACCTACTACAAAAGCATTTACTACCTTTAACCATTTTATTCTCTTTAGTGCATCATATAGATTAGACTCTGCATCATTCTCATTTATGTAGACATCTGTATTGCCTAGCTCTTTTATTTGTTTTTGTAGAAACTCTAAGTATTCTTCATAGGAACTATTAGCTAGAAAAGGGTTCTTTTTAGCTCTCTCATATAGTTTCTCTATTACATACTTCTTTGATTTTAATTTAATAGGGCTAGGAAAGCCTATTAATATTACCTTCTTTTTAGAAGAGAGACCATTTGGTTTCTTCATCTATATTACCTCCTTCTCTTTTATCTTCATTACTATAATTATCAACATCTTTATCATAGTAATACTCGCAGTCAAAACATACACCTCTTCCATCAGAGTCTTTCCATATCTCTTCTGCATCAATCCACTCATAGCAATAGCTACACATTTCTTGTCTACTATCGCAAGTTGTAGGTGGAAGTTGTTTAGTAGCTGGACTAGGATTACCTATACCTATGTAATTACCTTGCCCAAACCTACTAGAACCATAGTAGCTATATCCACCATATCCGTAATTTCTAGAGTAATCATATTGAGAGATAGTCTCAAATGCTACTTGTTCTTTACTAGGTTTGCTGTCAAACTCATCTGTATTATAGGTAAAGATATAATCCTCTTCGACCTTCTTAATAGGTAAGACTAAACCTGCATTAACCATGGCTTCTTTCATTATGTCTTTAGTAGAAGCCCAAAATAGAACTCTAGCCTTCTTCCAATATGCTACTACCATAGGTCTGCCAGACTCTCTAGCTAGATGTATCTTTCTATTACTATCCTTTACCCATGTTATAGCAAAGTCTCCATCTATATCTTCAAACGCTTTACTCATTGAGTTTCTATTAAGCGATTGGAAGAGAACTTGCGAGTCTACTTCGGGTACATTCTTACCCATTTCCTTAGCTACTTTATTGTAATTGTAGATAACTCCATTATGAGCACCAGTAACATTACCTATGTTAAACGGATGAGCATTATTGACCTTTACCTTGCCATGAGTAGCGTATCTAACATGACCTATTACAATAGTAGTACTTCTCGTTATTCTAGGTAGAATCTCTGTGTACCAATCATTAGAGTCTACTAACTTAGAAGAATCTTCTAATGTCTTATAGGTATACCTATCGTCTGAATTTATAATAGAAAATCCAGTACTATCAGTACCCCTTATAGAAGACTCATCTGTAAGTTCAGTAAATACTCTCTTGAGTATCTCTAGTTGGTTATCAGATTGTCTATCGCTAGTTTTAGCGAATCCAAAAATACCACACATACTATTTTTCTCCTTTGTTTTTGTTATTAGTTATTATTATCTATTCTCCCTTCTATGTACTCAGCTCCCCATACTCCAGATATATCTCTAACTACATCAATAGGCTGAGTTTTCATAGAAATTATTTTGCTATACAACTTTGGCTTTTTATGAAGTTTTTTAGATACATCCATTATAGTATTTAAAAATCTAATCCAATGTTCTATTGGCTTAGACTTTGTACTTCCTTCGTGGTATCTAAATTCTATTGTGCCTAAGTAGAATCTAGCGTGTAAATTAGTACCTAAGTATCTAGCTTCATTATACTTACTATCATTTAACATAGAATCTTCTAATCTATAGTAAGAGTCAACTAGAGTAGGTAGATTGTCTATCATAGCCCAATCTCTAGAGCTATAATTTATAAATTTGCAATATCTACTATCTTGTCTATTTCTAGGAAGTCCATCATAGATAGGTCTTTGTATCTTAGACATAATCATTAGTAGAGATTTTAACTCTTTAAATCCAAAGTCTATTGCATTAAAGTGTATATGTATACCACAGCTCTCATCTACAGAATTCCATGCACCTACATGATGCTCTTCTAGAGAGTCTAAGGCTTGATTAACTTGTTGACCTATTATAGGTCTTTCTGTAACAAATTCTACTCCACCTTCATTTAGAGAACCATCTTCTACAACTTTAAAAAGGTCAGGCATAGGTTGGTCGTTATAATATTCATCTACATCTACATATTCACTTATTACTTCACTTTCTATACCTATAAATCTATTAAATTCTGTCTTAACTGGGTATTCATCTGGTAGGCGACTAAGTCTAAATGGATTATATAGAAATGAATTTATTCTAAATGTCGCACAATCTATACAATATAATTCTTGCATTACATATTTATATTCTCTAAAATTATTCATAAAACTATCTAAAATCCTTGTTTTTTCTCTATATGATGAATTTCTAAGAACTTCTAAGTCTATTATTTCTGTTTTCTTGCATCTATCACAAGACTTGTAGAACATATCCCAACATATAGTACAACAAAGTTCAGCGTCTATGCTTTCTAATATAGATTTTTTCTTAGAATTAGATAATCTCTTTGTAGACTTTAACATATCTAGTGAATAATTTCCATAGCACACTCCACATTCATCTTCTACTTTACTATAGCAAGAATTACATATTCTATGTACATCAAACCCTGTTAAATTTGCATCTATCAAATTGCAATAGCGACACGAATGATAGGCTTCATGTTCTCTAGGTTCACTATCAATTATGTATTCTAATATAGGCAATATTTGCTTTTTTAGATAAAACCTTTCGTAGCTTCTATTAAGTGCCCTAGAATCATTATTATCTACTATTTGAGAACATTCATACGCAATAGTTAGTTCTTTATGTAGAGAGGAATGTCTAGTAAATCTCCTTCTATATATGCGATTATCAATTATATAATCTATTAATTCTCTCCTATTACTATATGCTTTCTCTGAGTATTCTCTAAATAAAACATATCTAGCATGTAGACTATTTATAGTCTCAACATATCTTATAGAGATAAAACGTAGATTGGTAAATAATAAGTCCGATACTCTACAAATTACCTTTTCTTTAGTTTGTAAGTTTTCTATTAAAACTCCCATAGGATACGGGTTTTCTTTTAACTCATTATCTTTAAATCTTTTGACATCTATAATTTTAAATAGACGAGAGCGTACTGATAGGTATTTATCTCTATCTAATACATGGCTATAGGTGTCCATGTCTTTTAAATCAATAGTAGCAAAGCTATCTTCTTTTGTATATCTAGCTCTACTAGTACTTATTAAAAAGACTTGATTAGAGTAAACATTTCTATCTAAAGCCATCTCTTATCTCCTTTATTATTGCTACTATATAATCCTTATATAGATAAATAATTCCACTAGAGAAAATCGTTATTAGATTCATATGACCTTCTCCACAAGAGCCAAGTAGATGATAAAGTATCTCTTTCATACACTCTCCTATATTATTATTATTATTAAACTTATATTCTATTGATAGACTTCTACCAATACTTTAACTACCTATTAAATCCTCTTTCTTCTACTAAACTTTCTATTAAATATAGTATAAATAATTTTCTAGCACCATATGTATCATATACTAACTCATCTGATACTTCTCTAAATACATCTTGAATAGGTAGATATATTTCTCTAGTATCTTCAAACTCTCCTACTTCTATCCCTATCTTTACGCAATCTCTACTCCAAGTATTAAACTTATTAATTTCTAGTTGTAACTCTTTATCTACATCTTTATGTAATAGACCAGTTCCATCTTCTTTATTTTCATCTATAAACTGAGTAATGTAGGAATCTATTACATCTATTATTTTATTTATTTCTACTTTCATACATTCTCCTTTCCATTCTGTTCTAAAATTTCTACAATTTCATATTCTTTTGGGTTTGCTTCTACATATTTATTATCTATATTTAATATATAGAAAGTATTATCTTCTCCCCATTTAAATCTATAAAGAGTTTTATTAGCACTCATTGCGTAGGAACCAAGTCTTTCTACCATAACCATATCCTTAGTAGCTGTATTATTAAATAGATAGGAATTACTATTATAAGGAACTCCCCTAGAAATTCCATTCTATCTATCAAGTACTCCATAAGTCTATTAAACCTATCTTCTAGCTTACTCATTACCTACTCCTACTATTCTTACGCTTGATTCTTTCTATTTGTGCAGGTGTTCTACCATTTGTTTTTAGTAGAGCATTTTTCTTTCTTCTACTGATTTTTACTAGCTTAGAACGTCTCATTTACTACCTCCTTGTTATCTATTTTATCACTATCTCTAGCAATAGTTATACTATTTGTTCATACAACATTTTTTAAATTTTCTATTAGAGCCACATCTACAAGGCTCATTTCTACCTATTTTAACTATAGGATTATCTTTTAACCATCTATAATATTTTTTGTAGCCACCTAGCTTTCTAACTGCTTCACCATAGGAAGCATATTCTTTAGGGTATCTCTTGACTACTCTATCTTTTTTATCTATCAATGTTCTATCCTATACCCCTACTATTACTAGAAGCATATCTCTTTCTATCAAACACTCTCATATCTATCTTCTTTTTACTAGACTTATATGGTGTGTCTACTACCATTTTTCTCTTGATATTAGACATTCTCTTAATCTGTCTCTCTCTAATATCTATTCTATCAAACTTATCTAGGATGATTCCTTTACCTAGACCAAAACTTAGTCTAGTATTGGTTTCATTCTCTATAATTATAATTGCTGTATCATTTTTTACACATAGATTGTAACTTCTATCTATAAAATCCCAAACCTCTCTATAAGTTTTGTATTCTATAGGACTTCCATTATCTATGGTAATTTTGTATCTAGTATCTATTTTATCTATATGAAAATAGATTAGATTTTTTTCTTCTCTATCCTCTACAGATGGAATAAATACTTCTCTCTGAATTATCATAAAGTACCTTTTTTTTATTATGTATTAATTAAATTCTCTATATATTTTTTATATATCCTTATTTTATTATTTATTTTAGAACCTAGAGAGGGAATCGAACCCTCTCAAAACTTACCAAAGCTAGATTATTTTACTCTATCAGATTTACTCTGACTCTGTTATTTCAGTCTCTATTTTCTTTTCGCTATTCCAATTTAGATTTACTAATTTGAAATTATAACCTATCTTTTTAGCGACAATTTTTACAGCCTCTCTATTTTCATTCACTAGAGCAATATTTTTATTTAGCTCTGATAATATACTAGAGAGAGAGTCTTGCTTACTCTTATCTACACCCTCAGAAATTAAATCAGCTGACTTTTCATTCATTACCCTAATTAATTCTAGAGCTTTATTTTTCTTGCTCCCTTTTATTAGGTTTGCGTCAGTATGCCTTTTGACTTCGAATCTCTGAAAATCCTCTAAAGTAGGAAATTGATTTACTAGAAATGGCATTGCCTCAAATTGGATTTTTGCCTCTAGATTAATTTCCTCTATAGACTTTCTAATAGGTTTGACTTGCTTGTTAGACATGATGTCTCCTTTTGTTTTGTTAATATATGTATTATTATTTTATCGTATTATGATTTTATCATATAACATAATGTTATATAATACCCTTATTTTGATATTATAGCATACAGCTAATAAAGTTACCATGCAAGTTATTTCTGAAAATAAATAAAAATAAATGTTTGATGTCTTATTATGAGTCTAAGTAATAGCCATATATATATAATAAAAGGCCTCTAATTTACGCGAGGATTTGAGATTATTTGAAGGGTAATTCTTGTAAGTGCTGATATTGTTACACTTAGACTTTTATTCTAGGTAGGATACGTTAAAAAATAATCTAGCCGTTAAGGGGCAAATTTAGGCGTTTAAAGGCTATCCAATTTTTGCCAAAAATGGCAATATTTTGCAGTATTTGAGGGCGTAAAGTTTGCAAGGGTTCGCGAGTCTAGACGGCTATTCTAATAGACTAGAAATTTAATAGACACCTAATTTAATAGACTAGAGAAAAAACGAGAATTTCAACCTTTTCTACAATTTTCAATCTAGAATAGACCTGCCCCACATGGCGCGAATAAGACTCACGCACATTGTACGGCTATTTTTTATACTTTATGAGTGTATGTAGGGTATTTTTAGCTACAAGGGTAGAAATTTCCTGTATATTCGTCCATATCTACTATTTCCAGCTCATCTGCATTTTGCAGTCTACTTACTATTTCTGCTAAATCATAGCGAATTTTAGTATTTGGGTCTATAGTGTCTGTAATGCTGATGTTTTTAGCTAATTTAATGGCTTCGTTGATATTTTTAAAGCTAGTTTCCTCTCTCCAGCTATTATCTAAAGCTTTTTCCATTCTTGTTTTCCTTTTTTCAACCTTTTCCATAATTGAATTTACCTACCCATTAGGTAATAAAACAAGTCTTTTTTAAAATATGTTGTAAATTATATTTAAAGTATAGGTGTGTATAACGCAGGAATAGTATTATTTGGCGATATTTTGTGTATTCAAGGCTGTAAAGTAAGAAACGTGGGTCTATCTATGCCTTTTGCTGTTTTCGTTCAATTTAAGCGAATTTTGCCCTGTTTTAGTATCTATTAAATAATAAAGGTAATTAAGTATCTCATCCTCTGCCTCATTCCCTCTTACTCCTGCCACCATAGTAACTCTTTCTACCTCATACCCCTTATTCTGCACATCCTCTATCTCTTTCCACTTTGCTTCTTTGAATATCTTGTCTAGGTCTAGTTCTTCTTGTTGTAGTAGTGGTAGCAGTACCAAAAATCTTTTCATAGTTTTCTTGGTACCTTTTAATATTTGCAGTCCTATCCTTATCTCCCTTGCCATTCATACTTTTCTTTCTTTTGTATATTACGTTAGTAATATATTTTCTTTCTTTTACTTAGTAAACTTAGTAACTTAGTAAGCTCCGGGCTTAAAACCCTATTTAATTTACTAACACAAAAGGGGTAAATACAAGTACTTTATTAAAAAAAAGAAAATACTTGCATTATATACCAATACGTTTATAAATTCATATAGAACGTATGACTAAATTAATTAACATTGCTAGGCAGTATTGTGCTAATTGGGACGCAGGGAGATGTGTTGGGTGTGTATTTACAAGAAAAGATGACATGCTTTCATATCACTTAAGTTCTAAACTTAGTGGAAAGAATTGTTCTGTTGATGATGGCTGTGATTACTTTGAAGCCGTAGTTATACCGGGAATAGCTGATGAGAAAATTAAAGACACAGCTAAATTATCAAGGAAATTATAAAAGGGTTATTATGAAAACAGCAATTATAACTTTAGCTATGATATCTGGAAAGCTTTGGTTCTTTCTAGAAGGTTTATTTATTATATGCCTAGTAAAGATGCTTAAGGGAGTAATAAAATGAAAAGGGCGATAGTTACTCCCGATAAGCATTTTCCATTTGAAGACAAAAAAGCCATTAGGGTGTTATGCAAGGCTATTGAACTTGTAAAACCAGATATATATATTGATTTAGGTGATACTGGAGAGTGGGAATCAGTATCTCACTGGCAATGGAAAAAAAAGAAAAGACCACCATTAGAATATCAACTACCTTTTGTTCACAAAGAAATAGAAGCTGTGAATAAAGGTATGGACATAATAGATGCTTCTTTGGATAAGGTGGGTACAAAGGAACGTCATTTCATAGAAGGTAATCATGATGACTGGCTTAATAGATTTGTTGAAGAAAATCCATATCTCGCTAAAGATATGCTCGTTAAGAATGCTCTTAAACTTAGAGACCGTGGTTACAAATACCATAAAATCGGTAAGATGCTTAAGATTGGTAAGATTAATTTTTACCATGGGCACCATTTTGCAGGAATTAATCACACTCGTAATCATTTGTTGCGGCTCGGTGGTAATGTTATGTATGGCCATCATCACGATATCCAGCAAAGCTCTATTACGCACATTGATGGAGTTAAGTCAGCGTGGTCAATCGGATGCTTAAAGGATATGAGAGCTGAAGCTAATGAGTGGTTAGGTAATAGGCAACATAATTGGCAACATGCTTTTGCAGTTGTGGATTTTCATAGAAATGGAAACTTCAATGTCACTGTACATCAGATAGTTAATGGAGTAAGTACAGTTGACGGTAAAGTATTAAAACACAAGTGAAATCAAGAACTATAAATAAAATAGACCATTTATTATTCGATGATGAAAAAGAATTTAAAAAATGTATGCCCAATACAAAATTTATTACAGATTGGAGAGATGGAGAAGAAGGTGAATGGGTGTTGTCTGATGATGGTCAAATATGTCAAGTTCTAAAAAGAGGTGGGTTAAAAAACGGAGATAGTGGAAAAATTTATAATTATTATATTAGAACGGTAATTGGTTCATTTGTCTGTAGAAAAAATATTACCATGGATGGTGATATGCGAAAAAATATATATTCATTTGGTTCGCAAGATAAAACAAATTATCAAGCTATAAAAGACAGAAAGAAACCAACAAATAAAGAGTTCTTATTTGCAAAGTATGTAGCTAAAGGCGAAGAAATGGTTGACGCTTTTATGAAAGCTTATCCTACTAAAAATAAGGTTTACGCTAAGCGTGAAGCTAATCTGTTAATGAGTACTAAAAGGATACAAAGTTTGATTAGAGAAGAAATAGAAAAAGTAATGAATGAGGCTGAAATAACGCCTTTGTACATCTTAGAAAAGATGAAAGATATAATTGAGTCTGATGTTGCTAGAGATGGCGATAAGGTCTCATTATTAAAAGAGCTTGTTGCTATAGCTGGTATGCGAGATACAGAAAAGAAATCAGAATCTGTTACCGTATTCCAAGGGTTTTCCTCAGACCAACTTGATGCAATAAGTGGGAATAATGTAAAAAAGCTAGCAAAAGCTAAAAGGGAAATAGAAAGTTGAACCTATATGATATATGTTTACAGGTCTTGGAGCATGCTAATGAGTCTGACGCTAATTTAGATAACGATATTACACGAGAATCTATAGCTACTGAAATATATGAGTTATTTTATGAGTATCAAATGTATTCACCGTACATTGACACTGGATACTTAGGTGACTTAAAAGACTATTGGGATTACAAGCAAGACTTAGATGAAGACGAATAAGTTAGCAGTATATGGAACATTAAGAAACGGCAATCGAGATACTTGGAAAGTTGATGGGTACCTATTAGTGTTTCCGGGACATAGAATATATCCTGCCGCATTACCAGATTATGAATCTAAAAATATGGTAGTTGAAGTAATGGATGTTGATAGGTCAGATATAGCAAGTTATGACTCTTATGAAAGCTTAGATACCGGTCTATATGAAAGGCGTATAGTAAAAGCTTATAACAATGAAGAAGAGGTTGATGCTTGGATGTATACAATTGGCCCTGCTCTACTACAAGGTACAAAGGTTCTTCAAAAAGTTCCAAAGCAAGATTGGATGTCAAAAGAATGCCAAAGCCTAAGAACGTAAATATAAATAAAAATAATATTTCCGATAAAGAGCGTGTATTAGAACTTGCTAAAAAAGATATAATATCATTTGGACAGCTTTTTTTACCAGAAGATTTTATGAAGTCTTCACCTGCTCCATATCATTATGAATTAAATAATTTACTATTAGATAATACAAAGAAAAGAAATTGTATAATATTACCTCGTGGTCATAGTAAATCTACATTAGCTAAAACCGCATTATTACATCATTTATACTTTAATCCTGAAGGTAAGAAAGAATTCATTGCTTGGGTAGCAGAAGAGCAATCTCAGGCTATAGACCATATTAAATACATACAAAACCATATAGAGGTAAACCCTGCTCTTAATTATTATTTTGGGGATATTAAAGGTGATAAATGGACTGAAAAAGAGTTTACTACAAGTAAGGGTGATAGGGTTATAGGTAAAGGAACATCGCAAAGATTGCGTGGTCGTTCTCAACTTGGATTGAGATATACTAAAATTATACTTGATGACTTTGAATCTGAGTTAAATACTAAGACACCAGATAGGCGAAGAGAAATTAAAGAATGGGTTATGTCTACAGTTGAACCTGCTCTTGAAAACTCTGAAGGAAATGAAGGGTCTATATGGTTAATTGGCACTATAGTGCATTATGATTCATTTCTACAAAGTATATATGATGGATATTTAGAAGCTCAGAGAGATAAGAGGAGATACGCTTGGGATGTTATGTACCACAAGGCTATTAATGAAGATGGAGAAGTTCTTTGGCCTAGTTACTTTTCAAAAGAAAAATTACAAGATATAAGAAGAAGATTTGAAGATGTTGGCTTATCACATAAGTTTGCTCAAGAGTATTTAAATGAAGCTAGGGATTTAGAAAATGCTAAGTTTAAAACAGATAGGCTGGAGTATTATGACCATGAGTTTGAAAGTAGGGAAGGATATTGTTATTTAGTAGATGATAAAGACGCAATACCAGTTAATGTTTACATAGGAGTTGATTTAGCTTATGAAGCAAACGAATCTAGCGATTATCAAGTTATAATGATTATCGGTATAGATAGTGATAGGAATATATATATTATAGACTATATGAGAGAGCATATGCCATTATATGATATGCCAGAACAAATTATAGAATATTCAAGAGAATACTCTCCTGTAAAGCGTGTTAATGTTGAAATGGTTGGTGCTCAAGGAATAATAAAGGATGCTGTTAATAAAATGTCTGGTAGTGAAAGAAAGGTTGCTCCGGGAATAGCTTTGGGTATACGACCACCAACTGGTATTAAAAAAGAAGATAGATTAGAATCTTTGCTAGCACCTATAGTTAATCGTGGTAAAATGTTTATTAAAAGAAAACATACGCATTTAGTTGACGAAATGTTTCAGTTTCCAAAGGGAAAAAATGATGATGTGTTGGATGGTTTATGGTATGCTGTAAATAAGTCCAGACCTCCACTAAGTAAGAAATTTGAAGCATCATTACTTGAAGAAAAGGTAATTAAGAGAAATGTTAAGCAAGCTAGTAAGCGTGTTATCTCTTGGGTAACTGGTCAAAAGATATAAAAAAAGTACTTGCATTATTTATATAATATTTAGTAAATTACAAGTAAATTTAGAGGTACACCTATTTCAAGTCTTAGAGAGTTAGAAAAAAACGAAGTTACGCATTCTGAAGTAAATCAACAATTATGGAGAATGTGGAGAGATGCTAGAGCCGATTGGGATATAGAGGCTAGAGACTCTGTAGACTTTTTTCTAGGCAATCATTATACACAAGAAGAGTCAGATGCTTTACGAGCAGTAGGGCAAGGCGACTTTGTTATAGACCGTGTTTATGCGGCTATAGAAAAATTAAAATCCTTATTAACATCTCGTTCACCTAAGTATAGCGCAGTTGGTAGAGAAGATTCTGATAGTAGAATATCCAATGTTTGGAGAACTATACTAGAATATATTTGGGATATATCAGATGGAGATGTTCAATTTAAGCAAGCAGTTCACGATTATGCAACTGCAGGTATGGGTTACTTCTATGCATACATAGACCCAGAAGCTGATTATGGCAGGGGAGAGGTTAAGTTTACTTATCTTGACCCATTTCGTGTTTATATAGACCCTGCATCTAGGCATAGATATGCTGATGATGCATCTGGTATTATTATGTCTACTATTCTTACAGAAGACCAGCTTCTAAATATGTATCCTCAAGTAGAGCCTTTTATAGAAGATTTGGATACTTACTACGATGAAGACGATTATCCATCTTCTTTAAAAAGAAACACATCTAATTCTTTTACTCCAGACAATGTATACGATTCTCAATTTAATAGAGTAGATAAATATAGGATACTGGAAAGATTTACAAAAATTAAAGTTCCATTTTACAGAATATTTAACAAGCAAGATGGTTCTGAAAATATATTAGATGCAAATAAATATGAAGAATTTATTAATAATGAACAAGCTCAGTTACTTATAAAGGCTGAATTAATAGAAATAGTAGAGGTAGTTCAAACAAGAATTAAAGTCTCATGTACTGTAGGTGAAATACTATTATATGAGCAAATATTAAATACAGACATATATCCGATAATACCAGTTCCTAATATTTGGACAGGAACTCCTTATCCAAAGTCTGATATATCAAAAGTTCAAGATTCACAAAGACTTTTGAACAAGCTTTTCTCTCTCACTCTCTCACACGCTCAAGCCTCTGCCGGTCTTAAACTACTGGTGCCAGAGGGGAGCGTAGATGATTTGGGGCAGTTGGAGCAGGATTGGGCTAGACCCAATGCTGTTATACCATATAATCCTGAATTTGGTGCACCTCACTTCCCTGCCCCACAATCATTATCTGGAGAGTTTTATAATTTAATAAGTCGTATAGAACACTATATTGACTTAAGTTTCGGTATTCCAGAGTTGATGCAAGGATTTAAAGAGTCAGCTCCAGAAACAGTTAGAGGAACTGCGATGTTAGCTGAAATGGGCGAAACTCGTGGTAAATCTAAACTTAGAGATATCGAAGGAAGTTTGACTAGGTTAGGTCGTAATATATACAACTTAGCTAAAGGTCACTATACTTACGCAAAGACTTTTAGAATTGTACAGCCAAATAACGATATTACAGAGTTTACGGTAAATAGTATGTACGATGATAAGAGTCAAGAAGTTAATGCCAT